GATGTATTGCTAAAGAACTCTACTGTACCCACAAACCCGTTTGCTGTGTCACGCAGAGTTTCACCCGTAGTGAATACGTTGTTACCATTAGCAAAGTCAACATAGACCTTTTGAATTTCTTTTGATGTAAGGTCAATGTTGAGATTTGTGTTTGCAGTATTGATGATTTTGCCAGACTTGACTGGTGGCCAGATAAAGCTCTTAGCAGTAAATGTTAAATCCCAAACAATCAATCTTGTTGTGCCATCACCCATACCACCTTCGTATTCAACTGTAGATGCAACAGAATTGAGTATGATAGGCACATTGTATTTCTGATTCATTGCTGGAATAAAATCCACAACAACATTAAAATCTGGTGTGAAGAATGGTAAAATCTGTTCAAGTATTTGTGTTCCATCTTCCGTATTACGAACATAGATTGATAAACTAAATTCGAAGTTATACGGTACAGGCAAAAACTGTGTGCTTACGCCAGTGTTTGTGGCAGCAGCAAAATTTTGTAACGTTGAAACTTGTTTACGACTTACATCATATTCCAGACTGTCAAGATTAAATGACATTCTTGGAACAACTGTGTTGATTGATTTGATAAGATTCGGGTCAGAAGTTATCTGAGTTAGATAACGTTCTTTTGGTCCATACGACAATGGTACTTTTTGTTTTTCTTTTGCAACGCCTGCTTGTGTGTAACGAACAATCTCCAAATCATTGAACATTGTGCCGAACACAACCACCATCTTACGAATGGTGCGGTGATAAAATTGTGCGTTACCTAACATTATGGCTCACCAAATGGATTGATTTCAGTGAAGTCAATTATGCCATCACTTGCTGCTTCGATACGAGCATTGTCAAAGATATCTTCAAATGCATTGTTCGTTGTTGCTGCATCGGATGCAAGTGTCACTGTCCACTGTGCGCTGCTTGTGTTACCATGAACGTTTGATGTTGTCACAAAATCGCCTTGTATACGATACACATCGATGTACGCATTTGGCTGAAAATCATATACTAATGCTTGTGATGTTGCAGTGGCTAATGATGAACCTTGATATACAATCTCATCGTTGAGAAATTTGCCTGAACCAGAACCTAATGAAATACGAGTCTTTGGATAGTAATTGCGAATATTATTGTCTATATCGGCAATACCAGTCTCGATAATTTCATTTGAGAATACATACTGTTTCATTTTTATTGCATATACGTAAACATTACCACCACGACCACGACCTAACGTATAAAACATTGCTTGATCGTTTTCGCTTTCGACACTAGTAATCTCAAAGAAACTTGTTGTCATTGGAATATAAATCAAGTCACCTTCACGAGGTCTTGTATAACCATTGACTGTATATCTAAATCTAAGGCGTGATACCAACATAGTAATTTCATCACGAATTTCTAAACCAAACTTAGATATAAAGTCTTGATCGCCATCAAAGCCCGTAACATTCTCAAGATACATTTCAATGGCATGTGCGGTAAGATATTGTTTCAGTCCATCTTCACCATATAGAAAATCTACTTCATCACGTGTTGTGCGTGGAAGATAATAAAGATCCAAGCCATAGATTTTGAGTGCTTCTATGACCAAATCTTCAACAAGCAGTTGCTCGGGCGTAATAGGAGCATCGGCAAGTCTGCTTGGAAAATTATTAAAGTAGAAATTTGTGGACATTAGCCTGTAAATATCTCAGAAGGTAGTGAACCCATTTGATAAATCTGTTCTTCCATTTCTTTTATTTCTTCAGACGCTTCATCATAAATCTTCTGACCATTCAGTGTTACACCACCAGGCATTTGAATACCCTCAAACTTTTTGAGATTATTGCCCCATTGTTGTTTGATTTTTGCTGTGGCTAGTTGTTTCAGAAAACGGTCATTCCACACATCTGTTGTACCTTCAATTTGAATTGCAGAATTATTGTGTGTCAGTGTTGGTGGTCCAATCAATGTCAAACTTGTAGGTGATTCAATATTACCAACTTGTTTTGATTCGTTGCCAATTGTAATGAAATCGTATGGTACAATCTCTTGGTCAAACTTTGTGCCATAACCTGTAATTGTATTTGATGATGGACTACCTGTAACTGTGCCAGTCAGAGTCACTGTTTCTGGTTGTAGAACTCGATAACACTCAACAATAACCCAATCACCAGGTTGAACATCACGTGTCCAATCGATGTCGAGTAATATTTTATTTTGACGACGATTAAAACGGAACTGTGGTGTACCAGAGAACAGCAAATTCAATGTACGTAAATGTTGCATTGTGATTTCATATGACACATATGATACTGATGTGAAATCATACAAATCATGTAAACGTAACTGATAACGCAAATCAAACATGTTGATTGATGCATTAGATTGGTCAAACGGAAAAATGCCAGTTACAAATTGCACAGCATCAGGACAATGAATCCATTGGCGGTTGATATCGTCTTGTGTAATCTGATGCTTCATGAAAAGTTTTTCGGTACCATCATAGTGATAGTCACGCCAAAAAGCAAGCGCATCATCAATACGGTCATCTACTTGGTCATCATCTACGTTGATTTCAATTACTGGCCATCCTAGACGGCGTAAACAGTAATCTTTGAATTGTTGTCTTGTTGAAATTGCCATTTTTATCCTAAACCAAAAATCGAATTTCCAGTAATTACTGTATAAGAGTTTGCTGCCGTTTTGAACACAGAATAACTAAACAAGTTTATTTCTTGATTCGTAATAGAAGCACTACCTGGTCTTGTGTTTCCAACGTAATATAAAGTTTGAAGAGCGCCATCAATATATAGATTTGCCGTATGTCTTGTTGAACCATGTTTCAGCGCAATCGCAACTGTCATTGCTTGACCAATTGTTGTGATTGAATCAAAAGTATTTTGTGTGTTCGCACGAAAATTAAAAGTCACATTTGCCGTGGTATTTGCATTAAAATAATACAGAGTGTTATTAGCAACGTCTATATTTACATTACCTCCAATACCAAGAGTGTTTACATTTGCTTGTTCTAAAACCCTGGAAAGAGAGATGTTTAGATTTGATGCTAAAGAATTAGAAGAAACTGCTGAAACTGCAATCAAATTTCCAGTAATTGTTCCTGCAACAATATTGTTACCACGAATAGCGTCTACTGTAATGTTGTTTCCACTAACAGCAGAAGCCGCAATCAAATTGCCAGTAATATTTGCTGTGCCAATTAAAGGTGAACGAACTCTTTGAATCATTTACATGCCTCCAAATAAAAACACATCATCAAAAATGTCTGGAGGAGATACGATGTTATTTCCAGAAACAGCATTATTTGCGATAAGGTCACCCGAAATTGCACCAGTTGCAATTAAGTTACCTGTAATCGTGCCAGCGACAATATTGTTACCACGAATAGCGTTAGTCGCAATCTTGTTTCCAATGACTGCACCATTTGCTATACGACCCGACTCAACTTTTTGTTCTGACATTTGCTACCTTATGGATTCTGATTTAACGCTCTTTGAAAATTAGAGTTTGCTGCTAAAACTGTATATGTATTTGCCGCTGTTTTCATAACTGTAAATGAATAAGCATCAACTGATTCTTGTTGTGATGTTGCAAATCCTGGTGCTGAATTACCTAACCAAAACGGCGCTTGCAATACACCATCAACATAAACATTTGCACGATATCTTGTACCCCCCTGCTTCAATAAAATACCAGTGGTAACTGACTGACCTATTGATAACTGAGAATCTAATGTATTTTGTGTATTAGCTCTCAAATTAAAAGTTACATTTGCTGTTGTATTTGAAGAAAAGAAATAAACAGTGTTGTTCTGTAAGTCTATGTTTACATTTCCACCAACAGCCGTTGAATACACATTCGCAGTTTCAAATATTTGCGTCAAAGATATTTGCAAATTTGCAGCAAACGTATTTGATGATAACGAACGAGCAACAATGTTGTTACTGCGAACGGAGTTATCCGCAAGTTTTAGACCTGTAATTGCAGTATTTGCTATCCTGTTTGAACCTACTCTTTGTGTCATTTTTTTATTCCGTATTTTGTTAGTATTTAGAACTAACCTCCAAACACAAGCGCCATAGCGATTGCTTTACCCGTTGATGCAGCGGTGTTAGCGGCATTAAACGCCGAATTGGCATGATTATATGCTCCGTTAGCCTGATTATATGCTCCATTGATAGTTGCATTAACACCAGATGATAATTTAGCCGTTGTTATTGAACCATCTGATGTAATAAAGACATTTGCTGCTGTGTAGAACGTTGCAACACGAACAAGTTCACCGTTTACTGGGGCTTCTGTAAATGTAATACTGTTTGCACTCGGATTAACACTGTATGAAGTTAGCGGTTGAACTACACCATCAATCGTGACAAGTAGTGTTTCTTTTGTTTGTGGGTTAAATCCTAAATCAAAACTTGCAAAGTTTCCATTAGATGTTGTTTCAAATACCGAAACTGAAACATTTGAATTTATGTAAACGTTTTGAATAAAATAAGGATTGATTTTTTCAAAACCAACCACACGGATGTTTTCACCATCACCAGGAGCTGTACCAAATGTAACAGTGTTCGTTGATGGATTTACAGTATAAGCACTTTCTGGTTGTAAAATACCACCAATCGAAACAAAGATTGCTTTATCAGATTCGGGTCTAAATCCTACATTGAACGCCGAAGTTATTCCATCACCAATATTGTTGTACGTCGAAACAACAGCACCAGCAGAATTGGCGACATCTAAGAAATAAGGAACTACGTTGTTGAAACCAGCAACACGAATCTTTTCTCCTGCTGGTGGTGGTTCATTGAATGAAATGGAATTGTTTGTTCTTGTTACGACATAATCATCAGGTTCTGTTTGAACGATACCACCAATCGAAACAATTACAGCACTATTTGACGCTGGTGTAAACCCTAAAGCAAAAGTTGAGACTGAACCATTTGAAGTTGTAGAGAATGTAGAAACTTCAGCATTAGCGCCAGTGTTTGCTTTATCGAACGCTGCATTTGCTTGAACAAAGGCAGCGTTTGCTTGACCACGAACCCAAGTATCAAGTGCATTGTTTGCCGCATTGAACGCTGCATTTGCATGAATGAACGACGAATTTGCTTGAATGAATGCAGCGTTAGCTGTGTCAAATGCTGGCTGAACTTGTGGTGCTACATTGTTTGCCGAGTTAAATGCTGCATTTGCATGAGCATATGCCGAGTTTGCTTGAATGAATCCACTATTTGCATGAACAAACGCTGAGTTTGCATATTGGCTACCAGAATTCGCAGTTGCAAATGCACCGTTAGCATAAGTGCCGCCAGAATTAGCAGCAGTAAATCCAGCATTAGCAGCATTGTATGCATCATTCGCATGGAAGAATGCTGAGTTTGCTTGAATGAATCCAGAGTTAGCAATAATAAACGAAGCATTTGCGTAATTGCCTGCCGAGAACGCATCAGCATTTGCAATGTTTGCTAGACTGAATGCTCCGTTTGCATAGATTGCAGCAGAGTTTGCAGTGTAACTTGGTGTGTTAGCGTAAATCGATATTGTGTTCAGGTCAGCATATGCGGAGTTAGCATGAATAAATGCTGCATTAGCTGTATTGAACGCTGGCTGAACTTGTGGTGCTACATTATTTGCAGAGTCGAATGCTGCATTAGCATGAGCAAAAGCTGCATTAGCGTATTGGCCAGTTGTGTTCTGTGCATTGAATGCCGATTGTGCATGAACTATCGCACCGTTAGCTTGAATGAACGCCGCATTTGCAGTATCAAATGATGGTTGTACTTGTGGTGCTACATTATTGGCAGCAGCAAAAGCAGAATTAGCATGAACGAATGCCGAATTAGCATAAGAACCAGCAGATATTGCATTTGCATCGGCATTATTTGCTTTATCAAATGATGCATTAGCATGTATAAATGCCGCATTAGCGGTATTAAATGCTGGTTGAATTTGAGGTGCTACATTATTAGCAGCAGCAAATGCGGCATTAGCATGTAAATAAGCACCATTTGCATACACGCCAGCAGATATTGCATTTGCGTCGGCAGTATTGGCTTTATCAAATGCTGAATTGGCATGTAAAAATGCAGCGTTAGCATAAGTACCAGCAGCGGAATTAGCTGCTATGAATGCGGCATTGGCATGATTGAACGCAGCATTGGCTTGAATAAATCCTGAGTTTGCATACTGGCCTGTTGCATTCTGAGATTCATATGCGCTATTTGCATGAACAAATGCCGCATTTGCATATTGACCTGTGGCATTCTGTGATTGATAAGCGGCGTTAGCGTGAACGAATCCGGAATTGGCATGAACAAATGCAGCATTCGTCAAATCAAAAATGATATTCGTTCTTGGTAGAATATCAATGTTTTTGATTGTAATGAATGTTGAACGTAAATTGGCGTGTAGTGTATCAGTTATAAACGATGGATCATTGATATCAACATTGTTTTCACCACCAATTTCTGGAGTGTAACCTTTAAATAAATGCCATTCTTTTGTTCCTGCATCACGAATTAGACCAGAGTGTGCATTTGTGCCATCATTATAGTGACCAGCAAAACCTAAATCTTTCAGATCAGAAAAATAATTACCAGAACCAAGTATAATGAGAGTATCATTTGATACTAATGTGCTTGCATTAATGCTGACAACTTGACCAGTAACAAAAAGGTTACCAACGGAAAGATTCTGAGTAACAGTTAAGTTACCAGTAATTACACCACCACCATTGGCATCAATTGAATTATTTGCACGAATGAATGCAGCATTAGCATATTGACCAGTTGCATTCTGGCTTTCATATGCACTGTTAGAATGAATGAACGCTGAGTTCGCATGAATGAATGCTGAGTTGGTCGAGTCTCTGGCAACATTGTCAATACCATAACCAATAAACGCAGTGCTTTGTTTTGTAGTATCTGGGAATGTTATCTGACCATCTGTACCAAAGTCCCATGTATATGTACCAGCGGCTTGAATATGTGATCCACCCGCATCGGCCCATATAACCGATTGGTCAGCATAATTCATTCTCACATAACCAGTGCCACCGTTATTGTTATATAAATCAATACCATTGGGGTAACCACTTCTGCCGATCTGTCCAGATGAATCTGGTAATGTTAATACACTATCTTGACCAAAAGTAAAACTTTTTGTTGGTGAATCAAAAAGACCTTGATTTGTCTGAATAAGAACACTGGTTTTACCATACAATACTGCTTGACCAGCATTGTCCAAATATATTCCAGTATTACCACTTTGTGCATTTGCTGTTATTGCTAATACACCATCACCCTGATTGGTAATTCTTGCTTTGGATGGTTGAAATAATAAATTACCAGGAAGACCAAATACACCGTTTGAATATAACTGTGCGGTATTACCACCGTTGACTAAGTTTGCTTTGTCTGTATTTGCTTGATTGTACGCAGCATTTGCCCAAATAAATGCAGCATTGGCGTATTGACCTGTTGCATTCTGACTTAGATATGCGGCATTCGCATGACCAAAACTTGCATTTGCTTGAATAAATCCACTGTTCGCATGGATATATGCAGCGTTAGCAGCAGCAAAAGCACCATTAGCATTTGCAAAGGCAGAGTTGGCTCCGGCAAAAGCAGCGTTAGCGTTGGCAAAGGCAGCATTCGCAGCAGCAAGCGCAGCATTCGATTGTGCATATGCAAGTGATGAGTAGATGTATAAATCTACATTACCGTTTGCTGCAAAAATATAATTTGTAAAGATAGCATTAGCACCCGTAATGCTACCATTTGAACCTGTTGTTGTAAGAGTATTCGATGTTACATTACCAACGATAACAACATCACCAGTAACTTGACCACCAACATTCGCATTCAGTGAATTGTTTGCACGAATGAATGCCGCATTAGCTGTGTTGAACGATATGTTCGACATTGCAAAAGCGCCATTGGCATTAGCAAAAGCAGCATTGGCTCTAGCAAAAGCACCGTTAGCATTGGCAAAAGCAGCGTTAGCGGCAGCAAAGGCACCATTGGCATTTGCAAAGGCAGCGTTCGCTACATTACCCGTTGCATTCTGTGAACGGTATGCGGCATTTGCTTGAATGAATCCAGAGTTAGCATGAATGAATGCGCCATTAGCGACAGTGAACGCAGCATTAGCGTATTCACCACTAGAGTTCTGACTCTCAAATGCCGAGTTTGCTTTGACAAATGCCGCATTAGCATGGTCGAACCCAGAGTTAGCATGTGCAAAGTTTGCATTTGCTAAGGTGAAGGCAGAATTGGTATACTGACCAGTTGCATTCTGTGAGATGTACGCTGCATTTGCATGAGCAAAACTAGCGTTAGTCTGAATAAATGCGCTATTAGCGTGGATGAATGCAGCATTAGCAGTATTGAATGCTGGTTGAACTTGTGGTGTTACATTATTCGCAGCAGCAAAGGCAGCATTGGCGTGGTCAAAAGATGCATTTGATTTTATGAACGCCGCATTAGCAGTATTGAACGCTGGTTGTATTTGAGGGAATACATTATTCGCAGCAGCAAAAGAAGCATTGGCATGATCAAAAGATGCATTGGCTTTGATGAATGCCGAGTTTGCATATGATGCTGTTGCTGAACCACCTAAGTCATCATAATTTGTACCGTCATTTGTGAACTGCCACTTGTTACCAGTTTCATTCCACAACAAATAA